CAACAGATACAGTTATGGTTGCTAGATTCAATTTTGATGCTTTAGGGCCATTTACAGCAACAGATGTAGTTAATATCGGAGACGATTCTACAGAAGTTGATTTTGGTGATTTGAGAATTCTTGGATCAACAATTTATAGTGATAACGCTAACGCTCAAACTATTACTATTGACCCATTTCCAGCAGGTGGTGATTCTGGTGGTAATGTTGTAGTTCGTGGTAACTTGCAAGTTGCTGGTACTACTACAACGGTTAACTCCACTCAGATGACCATTAATGATCCTGTCTTCACTTTGGGAGATAGTATCAGTGAAAAGACTGTCACTGCTGCAGCAAACAGTGGTCAAGCAAATGTTGTTCTTGACAGTGTAGATGGTTTAAACACAGGTGATGTTGTTTCTGGAAATGCAGCAGTTCCTGGTGGAACTACTATTAGTTCTATCAACACTGGATCTAAGACCGTTACTCTCAGTGCAAACCTAACTAGTGGTCTTGCAGCAAGTGTAAACGAAGCAATTGTCGCACTAACATTCACTCAAGGTGCTGACGATAACCAAGATCGTGGTATTGAATTTAAGTATTTCAATGGTGGTCTAAAACAAGGTTTCTTTGGATACGATGAATCTGGAACTTCAGAAGGTGGTTCTACAACTTATTACTTCACATACATCCCAGATGCAACAAATACTCAACAGGTATTTTCTGGTACTGTAGGTAAAGCATATTTCGATACTGTAAAACTAGAAATCGGTAACCTCAATGGTGTACCTTTCTTTGATCAGTATAAGAGACTAACTACAACTGCTACTCCAGGTAGTGCTGATATTACCACATCAGATAAAATTTTAACTACTAATGGTGCAACTGGTGTTCCTGTTTGGACCACTACTTTGGACGGTGGCACATACTGATAAATAATTAAAATTATGAGGTAATTATGTCTCCTGAAGAAGCGAACAATATCATGCAAATCATGAGTAATAAAATTAATCAATTGACACAACAGAACATAATTCTTGAATCCCGTGTGATGACACTAACCGCCGCGATTGAGAGTATGAAACAAGATGAATCAAGTGACGGTGGAAATTATGATGAGAACCCACCAGTAAAGCAAAATAATGGCAAAACCAAGCAGCAGGACTGAATTAAAAGAGTACTCTCTCCGTAAATTAGGTAAACCAGTTATTGAAATAAATGTTGATGATGATCAAATAGAAGATCTAATTGATGATACTATTCAACTTTTTAATGAAAGGGTTTATGATGGAATTGAGCGTGTATACTTAAAGTATAAAATTACTCAAGATGATATTGATACTGGTAAAAAGAGAAATAGTGATACCACACAAAAAGATCAAAACTCCGGTGATAATCCATCTGTGACATCTGGATCTTTTGTTGTGGGAAGTAGTTATAAAATTACTAGTATAGGTACTACTGATTTTACTGTTATTGGTGCATCCGCAAATACTATAGGTGTAATCTTTACTGCAACAGGAGTTGGCACTGGTACTGGTACTGCTGATAAATGTAGAACTTTAAATTTTGAGGAAGGTAGAGGGTATTTAACAGTACCAGATCATGTCATTGGTATTCAAGGTGTCTTACCAATTTCCAACACATATGTTTCTAATATGTTTGGATTTAGATATCAATTTTTCTTAAACGATTTTTATAATTTTAGCTCATACGACATCTTAACTCTAGAGATGACTATGCAGCATATCCAAACATTAGAATTTTTACTTGAAGGTCAAAGACCAATTAGATATAATAAAGTGCAAAATAGATTATACTTGGATATTGATTGGAGTAGAATTTATCCAAATGAATATATTGTGATTGATTGCTATAGAGCATTAGATCCAGTAACTTTTACTAAACTGTATAATGAAAGATTTGTAAAAGAATATTTGACTTCGCTGATTAAGAAACAATGGGGTCAAAATTTAATTAAATTTTCAGGAATTAAAATGCCCGGTGGAGTTGAATTTAATGGACGACAACTTTATGATGATGCACTTGCTGAACTAGAAAAACTAGAAGGTAAGATGCTAAGCACGTATGAACTTCCACCCCTTGACTTTGTAGGATGATATGGCAAAAAATGTTTATTTCTCTGGCGGGACCAGATCAGAACAAAGACTCTATGAAGATCTAATTATAGAATCTTTAAAAATTTATGGTCATGATATTTACTATCTACCAAGAGAAATTGTAAATAAAGACGATCTCTTTACAGAAGATGTTCTTTCTAAATTTGATGAGAATTACATGATCGAAATGTACATCTCCAACTACGAAGGATTTGAGGGAGATGGAGCTTTATTAACAAAATTTGGTGTAAGGATTGCTGATGAAGCAACCTTTATAATTGCCAAAAGGAGATGGGAAGATTTAATTTCATCTTCAAATAATTTAGTATCTTCATTTAGACCTAATGAAGGTGATGCAATTTATCTGCCGTTAACGGATCAGTTATTCCAGATTAAATTTGTAGAGCATGAAAAACCATTTAGACAGTTGGATGGAATTCAAACCTATGGTTTAGTTGCTGAATTGATGGAATTCTCTAATGAGAGATTGGAGACTGGTGTAGAAGAAATTGATAAACTTACAAGAATTACTGGTTATAGTACCGTATTTAAGATTACTGATGGTATCAAAGATTTTATTATTACATCTGGTGGTAATGGATATGGATCTGGAACTACAGCGGTAATAAGTGGACCTGGTACTGGGGCAACTTCTACAGTTAGTCTTACGAGTGGTGTAGTAACTTCCGTAAACCTAACGGAACCAGGAGTTGGATATATAACAGCGCCAACAGTTAGTATATCTGGTAATGGTAACGGTGCTACAGTTACCGCTTTAATTGCTGCCAAAGGTAATTTCCAAACCGGTGAAACTGTTAGATCTCAGGTGAATACTGCCACAGCTGTGGCATCTAGAACATTAGATGTAGTTTCATCAATAACTTTAATTAAGAATGGTAATAATTATACCTCCGCTCCAACTGTAACTATTAGTGGTGGGGGTGGAACAAATGCTACAGCAACAGCAACTTTAAATTCTAGTGGACAAGTTTCTGGTATTATCATGACAGATACGGGTTCTGGATATACATCAGATCCAATTGTAACTATACAAGCATCACCAAGTGAGGCAACTGCTAAAGTAGTTAGATTTGATACTACAAATAAAGAACTAGAAGTAACTGATATTGTTGGTAAATTTACTGATAATGACACATTATTAGGTATAACCAGTGGAGCTGAATGGACCATAAATACGTTTAGTTCTATTGAGAATGAAAACGATCCTGAAGCAGAGAATGACTTCTTTGAATCTGAGGGTGACAATATTATAGATTGGACGGAAGGTAATCCTTTCGGAGAATATGGTAATCAAGGAGTCTTTTAATGTTAGGAACACATTTTTATCACGAAATTATACGTAAAACAATTGTAGGGTTTGGTACTCTGTTCAATAATATTGAACTCAGGAGAACTGATAATGCTGGTAATGTTGTCCAGACTCAAAAAGTTCCCTTATCATATGGACCTAGAGAAAAGTTTCTTGCAAGAATTGAAGCTGAACCACAACTAGATGGTCGTTCAGAAACTCAGATTACTTTACCTAGAATTGCATTTGAGATGCAAGGTATTACATATGACGCTTCTAGAAAATTAGGTCCGATACAAATTTGCACTTCTCCTAAAACTAGTTCAACTGATGCTGTATATACACAGTACTCTCCAGTACCATATAATTTAGATTTTGAATTAAATATTATAAGTAAAAACAATAATGATTCTGTTCAAATTTTAGAACAGATTTTGCCTTATTTCCAACCCATGTTTAATATCAGTATTAAACTAGTAGAGTTGACAAAAGAAACTAAAGACGTACCCATTATCTTAAATAATGTGAGTATGCAGGATGACTATGAAGGTGATTTCAGAACAAGAAGATCACTAATTCATACACTTACATTTACCGCTAAAACTTATCTATACGGTCCTATTGCAACTACTGATGTTATCAGAACTGTTAACGTCGATATTGGTGCAGCAATTAATGCTGGCGCTAGATATGTAAGATACAGTGCTACACCAAAAGCCCTTGAAGATTATA